ATCTGCTCGTCGTTCACCGGGGTCACGTCACGCTCTTTCAAGTCCTTCATCAGGTCCCGGTGGTTCACGGAGGCGGTCATGGCGAGGTGGATGCTGGTGGGCTGGCCTTTTATAACAGCCAATTTGTCCGTCAGCACGCCCACGCTGACGGGAAGTGTGCGATCATCTATCAACATTATAGAGGATTCGGCCAGTCGCTTGGTTCCTTTCCAAATAGCCACCTCAAGGAATCCGGTAACATCTTTCCTCCAGTCTTCCTCTGTTTCTGGGTAATCTGTCGGCACCTTGACCCCGCGGATCAGCTTGAAAGCTGTGTGCGGTGAAAGACCTGTTGCTTCTGCGATCTTCTCCAGCGATTTGTTCTCTATAATCCCTTCAACGACAGCATCAGCACGCTCTTGGGTGAGCTTAGAGTTGAAATGTTGGTTAGGATGGTTGGTTTTAGAGTAGCCGAGTTCTGCAGCAGCCTTCAGCACCTTTTCTTTTACGCCTTCAGGCACCTTTCCTTTGCCTGACATAACAAACTGAGCGTGATGGGGATACACGCCCGCAGCGTTTGCGACATCGTAAAGGCTCGGCCTCTTCTTCTTTTCAACCGGCATAACCCTTGAACCCGTAGGGGTATTCGCCCCAATGGTTGAGTTGTTTGGTTGGCTTGTAGGCGTAGTGGGGGACGTCGCACAGGGACAGCCTGAGGGCGGCTGCGTAGTCCTCGGAGAGGTATTCGGGCTGCCCTGGGAGGGTCTCGAAGGCGAAGGGCATCCAGAGGGTGGGGAACTCCGGGACCGCCACGTCCTTGCACCAGTCGATTTTATATGGGGGCTGCACTCCTGACCCTCCCAGCTTGGAAAGTGCGCCTATAAGCGATCCTCGAGCGATTGCGAGGCATCCGCTTGCGAACATCCGAATCGGCACCAGCTCCGCTGCGCATTCGGCATTGGCAAGCTGGTGTTTCAGGGCTTGGAGGTGCTCGGCGATCGGGCGGAGGGCTGGGCGTGCTGGAAGCGACCGGCAGGAGTAGGGGATGCAGACGGTTGCCTGGTGCTGGTGGGCGAGCTCCGCGATGCGGATGATGTCTGCGGGATCGAACTCGATGTCGTGGTCGATCTGGACCCAGACGTCCTTGCCGGAGTCGAGGAACCACTTGGTGGCCCTGCAGCGTGAGCGGCTGATGAGGGCGTCCTCGCGGATGGCCCGTAGGTCGGTCTGGCGGTCTGACCGGGCGAAGTGGGCGGCTAGGCCGATCCAGGACATCAGGCAGGCGGCTGACACGCCGCCGTAGGCGTACATGGAGACGTGCATGGAAGGCCTGGTGCCTGCCTTGGTCTCTGGCTGCGGCTTGGTCGGTGGTGCTGCTGCGTACAGGAATGGATCATCCATCGGATGGGAGGGTAGGGGTTTGGGTGGTTGTCGGGCAATGGGATTGGCGTTCTGCTGCGAGGTGGGCCTCGTGACCTTTGCTGATGAGGTAGACCACGCTGCCGCGGGGGACCTTGCAGATCCTGCCTATGGTCTCGAGGGCGAGGCCTTGGTCCCTGAGCTGGTAGGCTTTGAGGCAGAGCTCCGGGGTGTACTTCTGTGTTTCGACCTCTTCTACCGGGTGGAGCATGGGGTCCGGCCTGCCGTCTGGCAGGAACTTCTGGCCTTCAGGGTAGGACATCCAGCCTGCCTTTACGGCCTTGGCTATCAGCCCCTGTGCTTCGGCCAATAGCTTGGCCCGTTGTATTTCGTATGGCTGCCTCATTATCAGAAGTCTGGGGTTGGATCTGAGAAACGGCAGTACTGGCCTTCGTAGTGTAGTTTGACGAGGCCGCACTCGCCGTCTCTTTGTTTGGCGATGATGATGGAAGCCTCTCCGCTGGCTTCCTTCCTGTCACGGTCCAACAGCATGACCAGGTCGGCGTCTCTCTCGATCTGCCCGGAGTCTGCTAAGTCGGTGAGTCGGGGCTGACGGCCTTTGTCCTTCTCGTTCTCTCGGTTGAGCTGGGCAAGGCAGAGCATGGCCACTCCTGTTTGGACTGCGATGTCCTTGAGCTTGCCGGAGACCTCGGCGATCTCGTAGGTACGTTTCTCCGAGCGGTCGGCTGCCTTCACCTTCTGCAGGTAGTCGACGATCACCAGGCGTACCTGATGCTTCCTGACGGCACGCCTGACGTTGGCTGTGATGCTTGCGATGCTGTGGCTGCTGGAGCCGTCGAGGAAGTAGAGCGGGCTGCCGCTGATCTTGCCCGAGGCTGCCATCATCGACCTCATGTCTCCCTCGGAGAGATTGCCGCTCTTGAGGCTCTGCATCGAGACGCTGCCTATGGTAGCCACCGTCCTTCTGAAGATGGCCTCCTTCGACATCTCCAAGCTTACGAACAGGGTGGGGACCTTGTCCTGGACGGCTGCCTTGTGCGCGATGGCGATGGCGATGGCTGTCTTCCCGATGCTGGGGCGGGCTGCGATGATGGCCATCTCCCGGAGCTGCAGACCGTCGGTCTTGTGGTCCAGCCAATGGAAGCCGGTGGCAACTCCCGAAAGACTCCCTTTCCGATTGAACCTGTCCTGCATCTGGTCGATGAAGCTGCCTGCGACCTGCCTCGAGGTTGAGAGGGTCTCACGGGAGACCTCAATGGCGAGCCCTGCTTCGGCATTGGAGACGATTTGATCCGGCTGGAGGGTCAGGACAGCGGACTCCCGTATCAGACGCTCCCCAGCGTCTCTGAGCTGGCGACGATGGGTGGCCTCGGTGATGCCTTTGATGAAGTACGGCAGGTTGGCCGGGGAGGGGCAGGCTTCCATGGCCTGATTCCAGGCATCGAAGGGGATCGGAAGTTGGCCGTAGGCCTTCTTCCATTCCTTCCCGAGGTCTGCGAGCGCAGGCTGCTTGTTGGCTTGGACCAGGCTGCGGATGCAGTCGAAGGTCAGCCGGAGGCTGTCCTGGGTGATCCAGTCGCTGCGGATCTCGGATAGGGCATCCGAACAGGTGTCGATGGAGCCGGTAAGGCAGGCGCCTATCATCCCCAACTCGTCTTCCTTCGGGAAGTAGACGTCGCTCACACCGAGTCCCTCCAGTCCAGTTCCTTCTTGGCCTGAGGCTTCTGTTCTCCGGTGGACAGCCCGGCCGGGCGGTAGATTCCCTTCCAGCCCGAGGCAATCGAGTGTTCCACAATTGATGGGAACTCCGAAGGAGTGAACTCCCGGGCCCACTTGGTCATGGCTGCAGTCAGCCCGGTCTTCTTGTAGGCCTCACGCTTCTCCGACTTGTACCGTAGCCACAGCCGGACAGCTTCGAGGCAGTTCTGGGTGCGCAAGGCTTCCGGGAGCTCAACACCATGGGCAACCTCCCACTCGGACTTCGGTGTCTTAGTATCTTTATTAGGAGATGGAGATGGAGAGCTATCGTCTGGCCATGCTGTGGCCATTGGGGTCGCCATTGGGGTCGCTATGGCAACCCCATTAGGGTCGCCATTGGGGTCGCCATCGTTTGGCCATTTCGCCCACCGCTTCTTGGCTCCATTGAGGCCTGCGGCTGCCTGTTTGGCCCGGAAGGCCTGTTGTTCCTCCCTGATCTTCTCCAGCCTGGCGTTCTTCAGCGTATGGCCATCCGATAGCGGGAACTTAGCCAGGACATAGCCAACGCATGGCGACCCCATCAATCCTGCGATGCGTGCTGCACGGTCTTGGTCTGCCGGGATGCCACCGTGTGACCATTGGTGACACAGCAGCCTGATGAAGCCTCCGACTTCCTCGGCGGTCATGTCGGCCGTCCCCGCCATGAAGTCATCGGCGTAAAGTTGGAATGCAGGAGCCCGGCCTTTGAGTTGATTATCCTTCATGTTTCAAACGGAAATCCCCACCCAGACCGCGGTGAGAACTCGCGCACAAGCTACGCGACGTGACACGGTAAGAGTGGGGAAAAGTTGGTTGAACATGGCTTGTGGTTGTAGTGTCGGCGTTTGCTTCTCACGGCTCACGTCGACGTGCTGTTCCCTATCTGCCAGCCGGTGCGGTGTACAGCTCTTTGATCAGCACTCGGAAGGCCCGTTCTGCTGTGGCTGGCACAACTCCGTTGCCGAGGAGTCGCAGCTCGTCGGTTCGATTTCCCTTTGAGGCTGCTTCAATAAAGCACCCGTTCTCCCAGACCGTTTGGTCAAGAGTGGATCTCCATACTTCTTCCATCTCTGGTAGTGTTTCAGACAAAGCCCATGACCTTTCGCTTGATTCCCGCACACCTTGCATGATGCCCGTTGTTTCCACGGGGTCTTGCCCTCTTTCCAGTGCAATCTCGTATGACAACTGGCACATAGCGTAACCAAGTTCTCGCTTGAGTTGTTCACTGGGTTCCTGTCCTTGTGATGAACCCCTAGAAGACTCATAGACTTGCATTCCATGCAGACCCCAGCCTTGAGTTGGGTGGCCCGTTTGTATGCACCAGACAAAGAAACAGATTCGCTGCGTGAATGCGTCCAACTGCACTCCCGATTGCAATATTTTCTCCGCAAGAAGATGCTGAAGTCTTCCAGTCTCCCATTGAAGACCTTCCGTTGAAGCAACAATCCACACTTCAAACAGAACTTCTCTGGCGCTTGTTTTCTCGGTTGGTTTCTCATACCAAGCCACATTATCCCCATTAGGGTTGAATGTCAAGGTTTCACCCAAAACACTGGAACGTTCATCAGTGTGCAAACCCACCGCGGGTTCAGCTTGCCGTTGGTCGTGTTCATCGCTTTGTCCATCTCGCGGCGGAATTGCCCGCTGAGTTGTCCGTGGGAGTTTTCGGAGACGCCGGCCATTGGCGTCGCCCAGCTCTTCACCTGCACAGTCAGTGGCATCGTCGCAACATCTCCCTTGGCCTGCCTCTTCGCCCAAGTCTCCGGGTTCTCGTCCGTTGTCTTGCCTGCTCTCGGCGTTGCCCACGACTCTGGGCGGCTCCCATCCGTACTGCTGCTCGCCGGGACGGGAGGGCCATAATTGACCATCTCCGAGAGTTTGCCGGTGTTCATGTTCTTGCCCCAATGACCCTTGGAATCCATCTGCGTGAGGTCTCGAGTTGGCGTGATCACGTCCATGCAGTTGGGCGTCGGCCATGACTTCACCACCACCGTCGTCAGACTCTCCTGACTGCCCTTCATGCCTCGGGAACGGTCCTGAAAGCCCTGCCGCACCTCCGAGGCTACTGGAGATGGCCATTGAGCTACTGCATTGGATAGGGTGTCCGCTGGGTGTCCCTTTCGTTCCTGTCTCCCGGAACCACTCTCTCCCTTGTAATCCCTTGTCGCAGCGGTGGGCCAGGATGAACACCCGCTTGCGCTGGTGCGGAGCGCCGACTTCAGACGCGCTGAATATGCCCCACGTCGTTCTGTAACCCATTCCTGCCAGGTCTTCGATGACGTCGGACAGCCCCAGCGAGATATGTCCTTCGACGTTCTCAAAGAAACAGATCCGGGGTCTGAGAAGTCGAATTCCATCTGCGATCCACGGCCAGAGATGCCGCGGATCTTCTTTGCCTCGGCGCTGCCCGGCTGCGCTGAATGGCTGGCATGGGTAACCGCCAGTAAGGATGTCAACTCGGTCACGAAACGCTGCCCAAGGGAAGGTCTTAAGATCCGGCCAGATAGGTGCCGGGTCCATGAGTCCCGCTTCCATTTTGCTGACCAGGTTCGCGATGGCGAAGGCTTCGATCTCACAAAGAGCGACCGTGCGCATATTTCCGATTGCTCGGTGCAGTCCAAGCTCAATGCCGCCGTATCCAGCGCACAGGCCGATGTGTGTAGTTGTTTTGGTAGTATCCATGTCATGGCTTCTCCCTTTCTTTCTCGTACTGCAGCGCCTCCAGCAGGGCCAGGCTGTGCTGCTCCTCGGTGGGCTCATCCGAGCCGCAGAGGATGCCGAGGCGCTCCTGGT